GCCGAGTACGGCAAGGACCGGCCCGATGACGGTTGCGCCAGGAATTGCCGGCGTTCCCGCAATCACCGACGCATTAAAGCCGGTGATGAAGTCAGAGGCTTGCGCAAAGACGTTGGTCACGGACGCGATGGTCAGTGTCGCGTTTTGCGTCAGGTGGAAGGTGTATTGATCCGAAAACGCGCCGACGAGTGCGCCCAACGAGTGATTGAAGGCACCAGCCGCCGATGTCGGATCATCACCGAAGCTAGTGATGGTTGCCGCCTTGAGTGGCGTTGCAAGCGCCACCAATGCAGCAATAGCAAAGACAACTCTCCTCATGAGAAGGTCCTTTCGTTATGCCCGCTGAGATCGTCCCGCATCGGGCGACGGGTCGTTGTTTTTGCGGCGTCTGTTCAGCAGGTACAAACCAACGAGACCTGTGCCGAACAACCAAACGGCGCCCGGAATTGGCACTTCCGGAACACTGAAAGGCGTGGGACCGCCGCTAAGATCGACAAAGCCAGTGCGGCCATTCGTGCCGCTCAAAATGTCGAGCACCATGAACGCCAAGGTATCCCCCGGCGGAGTGGTTGACAGTTCAGCGAAGCTCGCCAGCGTGAGACCGGCGCCGCTGATTGAGAACGACGCAGAGGTGGGACCATTGCCCCCGCTCCATGTCCCCTCGATGCCGTATTCAAAGTTGCCGAAGCCATCGGCGGCAAGAACCCCGGCGTTTTGCTGGTTGACCGGGATCACACCGGGAATCGAGAACGATGCCGATAGGCCGGAGTAGGTGATCGTTGGATTGCCGACCAGGTTGAAACCAAAGACGACGTCCTGCCCGCCATTGGCAAAATTGTTGCCATTGAGAAAGGCGATCGCAATATCGATGGTGCCATTTTCATGATCGGTTGCGGTGATGGTGGCAAAGCCGTTGGCTTGCGGGCCGCACAGATTGGTACAGTGATCGGAGAAAAAAGTGCCCGTCGCGACCGTGACACCCTTGGCCGGCAGCGTTGTGGCGGCGAGCAGCGCCGCGAGCAGCAGGATTTTTCGCATGGGGCCTCCTTTGTAAGGGTAGCGTTAAGCAAAAGCTTGACACACACGCCGGCACCTCCGCAAGGGGGGAGGTATAAATTTGGGGAAAAGAACCATTAACCTTGACAGGCGTCAAGGCCACACTTAACAAGGACCTATCACGCCGGCCGGATTTGTATGGTCTCCTTCCGGTGTTTTGCATCATGCGCCCGGCCGGTTTCCCAAATCCCATCGCCGCTGCGGGCGACCGGACCGGGCGCATGTTCGCATGTAGGATAAACCGCATGCCACACCCCAAAAGCAAAAAGCCGATCGACCCGATCATCCGGAAATTGCGGGAAAGGCGCATCGCTAAAGGCTTGAGCCAATACGAATTGGCCCGCCGGCTTGGCTACACCGATGGCCTGGTTTGCCTGTGGGAGACCGGCCGCTATCGTCCGCGCCGGCAAGCCCTGGTCGATTGGTGCACAGGCCTGGGCGTCGAACCGCCTCGCGACGGCACATGAAAACAGACCGCATCAAGCTTTGGATGGCGATTTCCGCGCTGGCCTTGCTCGCCTATGTCGCTTTCGTGATCTGGTACATCGGCCTTGTCGTGGTCCGATGAAACGTAAGCGGCCGCATACCGGCATGAGCGCCGACGACGTCAAGATCGCGGTCGCAGCGCTCGGCCTGTCAGTCAAGGCGATCGCCGCGTCATTCGGCGTGCATGAGCGAACCGTCTGGACCTGGATGGCGTGGGGAGCTCCCGGCCATATCGCGATTGCGCTCGAGACCTGGCTTGCCGGAGACATCACCGGCAAACAGGTCAAGAAATTCCTGCGCAAAATCGGCAAGTCTCGCGATGACGGAGACCGTTACCGATGACCGAGGAGGAGGCCACCAAACGCGGCTGGAAGCGGGAGCGGTGCTTTTGTTGCCACGGCACCGGTCAGGTCAGTGACTATGGCCCTTTCGGTATGGATTTTGAGGGACCCAAGGAATGCGATATGTGCGCCGGCGGCGGGTCCTATTGGGTCACGCCCAGCGGCCGAGCTCATGCCCAATGGCCAGGCGGTCCGTTCTGTTGACATAGATCAACATATAGCGTGAACGGACGTAGAACGCCGATTCGATCTACATATAGTACCATACCCTAATACCGTCTTCGCATGCGCGAGATCTTGGAAATTCCGGAATGCAGGGTTTCAGCGGCGATGCTCTGCGCGGTGACAAGGCCGGCACAGCCATACGACCTCGAGCGGCTTTGAATAGTTGGGGTGATGTTTCTCGACGAACCTTTCCCCGCCGCATTGCCGGCATGGCTCCGGGGTCAGCTTGCCGCGCCGCTGATAAACCTTTGCAATTCCTCTAGCTCTAACCTTTTGGGTGTATTCGTCTGGATGCGTCCGCATATCACCCTTGGGGTGAAAGGGTGACAGGGCACATGGCTGCGTCAGATTCGGACGTAGCCCTCACCAAAGTTTCTGCGACCACTTGACCCACGCAGGTGCGCGAGGCCATAAAGGAACACAAGGAAGAGATCGAGAGGTTGCGCGGTGGCACTCACTGATCGCCAACAGATCGCCCGCCGAGGCAAGCTGACGGCCGGCGACCCGTCATTCGTCCCGAAAGACTTCTCCGACAACTGGGCCGTCCAACTTGCGCCAGGTCCGCATGTAGGCGTTGTGGCAAAGCCGGCAGTATCGTTGTCCCTTCATTGGCTCGGCGGCACGGCATTTGCTGCAGTCTGCCATCAAAGCCTCCGCAGCCGGCATAGGGTCCGCGTCTTCTCCCAAGCGACAAACGCCGGGCTTGGGTTCCTTGCTCCTTCGAATTCAATTCGATCCCTTCTTAGGGTTTCAGTGGGTTTAAGTAAGGTTTCATGCTTGTCAGAGAGCAGACAAGGGTCCCTTGTCAGAGTGTGACAAGGGTCCTTGTCAGCAGTGACAAGGGTCAGCTTCGACGTCCTGCCCGACCTCTCCTGCCGTATGACAAGACCTTTTTCGATCAGCCGGCGAAGGGTCCGGTTGATTTCGCTGCGTGAGATCCCCAGGCGCCGGCTTACAAAGGTCAGCGACGGGAAACATTCATGCGGTGGCTTGATGGCATGGTCGGCCAGAGCAACCAGCACCAGCTTGTCGAGCGGTCGTAGTTTTTGGTCGAGAGCCCAGCGAACAGGGTGGATCGGCATGGCTTTTCCTCCCGGAAATGCCGGTTAAAGGGGTGGCTTGACAGATTTTGTGGGGTGTTTAGTTTGCTGGGCGATTGACCTCCTGACTCCGGCTGAACCTGCCGGTTTTGTTTGGTCTTTCTCCGGAGGGCGGTCCCACAAGGGCCGCCCTCGTTGCATTCCGGTCAGGCTACGTCGTCAGGCTGAAACTTGTCGAGCTGATTTTCAATGTTTCCTCGGCCAACAACTTCGGCTGTTCGCTCACAAAGCTCTAAGGCTTCTTCGAGGCTCAATTCACGCTTGGGCCGCGTGTGCCAGATAAAGCGACACAGCAGCAGTTTTTCCTCTTTGCGAATCTCGTCGGCCCAATTCGTCAGCGCCACAATTCCCTCCGTGGTTACGCCAGTCTAGCCATTAACGGGCCACCGCAGCGTTTCGTAAGCCTCCACTGCATCGGCCAAACTGTTTACTTCTATTGCTTCCTGGGTGTCCGGCTGAGCGTCCGTGAGTTTATCAATCCTGGCGAGACACAGTTCGTTAAGCCGATCCGCCTTCTCAATCTGAGCCGCCGCATCCCATAGGTCTTCCTTGAGGCGGTCTGGTAAACCGAGAAGGCGCTGACCCTTCATCATGTCAGCCCACCCCCTAAGCCTTTCGAGCAAATCCGTCGCCATTACTGTTATCCTCTCCGTTCTAGCCATAAACAGTCATGGCGAACCGAATGGGTCCGACATAACCCATAAATCATGCCACGTTACATTGAGACAGCCGGATATTGGAGTTTGCTGTTCGCCAAGCCACGGGGCGGCGTCGAATAGCTCGCGCAGATGTTTCCGCGCCACATGCTTCCGGCAGTCTGTGAGCGCAAATTTCTGCGGACATGGGACTGGCGGGTGATCGTCGGGATGGCAGGTGCAGGGCCATGTCTTTGGCTCCGCTGCCGCAGTTGCCTTATCCATTCCTGTTATCCTCTCCTTCCTTCGGAATCGGTTTTTCCTCATCGTGTTTTCGATATGGGCGTCTTTCAGGCATTTCCAACACGGCTCGCCGTAGTCCCAGCCGGAGCCGCCACATACAGGACAGTGCCCTTGGGTCAATTCGGGTGGCTTTGGGTCGGCTTGGGTCGATTTGGGTAAAACTCTCATATGCCGTCCAATTGGTTGCCGAAACAAACCCATTCCTTCGACTTCGGTGTTGCCGGCCGGCGCCGAGCAAAGAGCTCGAGCCGCGGGCCGGCACAGAATTCCTCGATGCGCCGATGCGCTTCTATCGGCTTGCGCGAATGCTCCGAGACCGGCGCGACAATCAATTCGGCCACAGACTTGGACCTGCGCACAGGCGAGCCCCGCCTTCCGACCAGGCAAAACTCCGCATTGTGCCGGCTGTTATAGCCAAGCCCGTAGAACCATCCGAGATCGTTCTCGGTGCGCTTGGCCCAGGTGAACATGACCCCCGACGGCTTGAACCCCCAGGCCATCATCACGTCGACGTGAGCACCGATCGTAAGGAAGGGACCTGTTACCCATAGGAATAGGAAGGCGTCCCGCTTGCACAGATCGGCAACGGGGAAGGCGCGAATGTCTTTCAGCGTTAGCGTCGGATAGTAGCGCTCGGCCGACCGGCCCAGGCCTTTGTCGGACCAGACCTTGAAGCGCCAGGGTGGATCCGCGAGCACACAGGCAAAATGGTCCCGCGGTAGTTTCTCAAAGACTCGCGTGGCTTGCACTTGATCGTTTGCCTTTGCGCCGCTTTTTCGGACGGGTGAAAATATCAGGGCGCAAATCGGCGCGGTCGATGCCTGTGAATTCCTCGACCTCACCAAGGCGATTGATAGGGACAACCGGCCAATCCGAAATAGCCTGCCGTGTCACTCCGAGGTGACGGGCTAGTTTCGATTGCATGCCAAGGGTTTCCCGGATCTTGCTAAGGCCTGGACTAACGGCCTGCTTTTCGCGCTTTATGCGGGGCATGTTCTACACTTCCATTGTCAAGCGAACACTTGACTATCAATAGACCATAGGGCATTTTTGTCAACCAGACCAAAGGGAAATGCAATGCCGAACCTCGACAAGGCTAGGGCCTGCATTCAATCAATCCTCAACTTGCCCTTTGTCAATAAGAACGTCCGTTACTACGCGGAGGTGGCGCTGTCCCACCTGCAACCGGAGAAAGATTATGGCACTGAGCGAGAGACAGGAGATCGCCCGCAAGGGCAAGATGACAGGGAGCCGGATCGGAACGCTGGTAAGCGGGAGCTCTGAGGATCTTTACAATCTATGGCTAGAGCTCACCGGCGATCCATCGTTTAAGCCGCCCGACTACAGCAACAATTTCGCCGTCCAACTCGGCAACGCCACCGAGAAATTCCACCTCGATTGGATTGAGCGGGCGCTCGGCACCATCGATTGCCGCGGCGATAGCCTGCAGCACCCCAAGGTGGAATGGGCGGCCGTCACGCTCGACGGCTGGGCAAAACGCGACGGGGTCCCGGTCGAAGCCAAGCACACCGGCGGCTTTGAAAGCATGGATACCATTATCGATCGCTACATGCCGCAGATGCAATGGACCATGTTTTGCGCCGGCGTGAAGGAGGTCGCCTTCTCGGTCATTCAGGGCGCCAAAGAGCCAAAGCCGCTTTTCATCGGCTACGACTCCGAATACGTCGACGACCTGGTAGACGAAGCCGAAGCGTTCATGAAATGCGTTCGCGAATTGCGCGAGCCGATTCCAAACCCCTTCATTAAACCACCCAAGCCGGTCTTCACTCGTATCGTTGACATGACCGGCAATAATGAATGGGGCTTTCACGCCAGCGCATGGTTAAGCAATCGCGTGGCGTTCCAGAAATACAACGAGTCCGCCAAAGCCATCAAAAACCTAATGCCATCCGATGCCAAAGAGGGCTGGGGTCACGGCATTATCGTGAAGCGCAGTAAGGCCGGAGCGCTCACAATCAAATTGGAGAACGACGATGACGAAGCAAAAGCCGAAGACTAAAGCCCTGGTCAAAGCCGAGCCCCGGCCGCCGGCGCTGTCTCCCACCCTGGCGCTGATCGAGCGGGCCGCCCGCGATAAGAAAATTGACATCGCCAAGATGCGCGAGCTCCTGGCAATGCAAAGCGAGGAGGAGAAGCGGATCGCGGCTCGCATTTTCGAAGCGCAGATGAATGAGGTGCAGACGAAGATCGAGCCGGTGCGCAAGGATGCCGATAACCCGCACACTAAATCCAGGTTTGCGACATATCACGCGCTCGATGCCGCCATCCGGCCGATCTATGTCGAGCATGGATTCTCGGTCTCATTCGACACCGAGGAAACCGACAAGCCCGACACCGTTGTCGTGCTCTGCTACGTCGGGCACCGGGCCGGACACAATCGCGTCTATCGGATTGCCATGCCGGCGGAGGGCAAAGGCGCCAAGGGTGGCGACGTGATGAGCAAGACCCACGCCACCGGTTCGGCCGTCACCTACGGTCGACGTTATCTGTTGTCGATGATTTTCAATATCGCCACCCTGCAGGACGACGATGGCAATGCCGCCGGCCGCTATCGGCCAGCCGAGCGGCGCCAGGAAACCAGGCCGGCCGGCAATGGCGGCGAGCAACCAGCACCGCCGCCACAGGAGCAAGCCAAGCCGGCCGAGAAGCAAGCCCCGCATGCGATCGAGCGGCCAGCCGGTATCAGTGCCGCGGCCTGGGGCGGCAAGGTGATTGAGCAAGTGTTGTTATGCGAGACCGTGCCGGAGGTGGACGCCTGGACAAAAGCGAATGACCAATCGCTGGCGGATCTCGAGAAGGCGGCGCCGGCAATTTACGAGAAGGTCAAGAGGACGATCGACGATCGCATCAAATGGATTACGAAATGAAGCAACGCGGATTATTCCGCGCTGCCAACTCGGCGCCGCCATGCCTTGTACCGATCGACAAGCGGGCACAGGAGATCATGGCGGAGCTCGGGGCCGACAAGAAGGCGTTGGTCTCGGTGCACACGCCACGCTACCCCGAGCATCACGGCTTTGTGTTCATGGTGCTGGGGAAGATCGCGAAGGCAACAGACCATGATGTGCGCAGCGTCTTGCTTTCGCTTCTCTACGAGACCGGCCGCTTCGACTACGTGCGCTTGCTCGACAATACCGTCGTGCCGGATCCGCAATCGCTATCGCCGGAGAGCATGACCCAGCCAGAATTTCAAAAGTTTTGGGATGAGGCGAGGGGAATCATCCGCACCAAATGGCAGAGGTTCATGAGCCCGCAAGACTTTGCAGAGATCGACAAACTAATCGGAGAAAGACAATGACCAGGTTCAGATTGGTTCCAAAGGAAAGAGCCACCGAGGTAAGCCAAGGTCTCGAACAGACCTTTACGGACCTGCTTAAGGCCCGCACCGAATTGGAGGCCGCAGTCACACTGGCGAATGCCGCCCTCAAAAGGGTGGATGCGTCAATCACAACGATTGAAGCACTGTGCGGCAATTTCGATCCGCGTAAGCCGTACGCAAACCCCGACTACAGGGGAACCGGCAAATGACATCACCATTCGCCAAGCTTGCTGCCGAAGCTGCCTTCGGGCCTGACGCCGGCGAACGCCTGGAACGTGGCGCCTGCCCCATGTGCGGGAACCCGGACCCGAAGGCGACGATCGAGGATTTAATGAGCGAACGCGAATTCAAATTGAGCGGCCTGTGCCAGGACTGTCAGGACAAATGTTTCGGAGACCAGAAATGAGGCGCATTCCCTTTGACTTCTACGACGACGGAACCACGATCGTTAATGGTCAGTCGTTGCCTTGGCGCTACCGCCATAGAGTCGGGCTCATTCTGTACGAGAGCACCGAAACGTGGGGCGCCGATATGCTTGGCAAGGATGCCCGCCATTCCCTGCACGACATCAAGCGGATCCTAAGACACAAATTTCAGATGGGAGCGATCGCGGAGTCGCGGCGCAAATATGTCGAAACCATTGGCACCGGGGAGAAGATAAGTGCGTGATCGACCGACTGACAAAGTCGAGCGCGGCCGCTTCCTCGGTGGCCGGCTGGGGTCGCCGGCCGGCATGCGTTACGGCGCCTTCAAGGTCAACGGCCCATGCGACCGAGAGCTTGTCATCATTGCGGACGATGGCAACGAAACCGCATGGGAGCATGTATCGGTCTCGGTCGACGCCAAGCATCCACCGAACTGGCAGGAAATGTCCTGGGTCAAAGACCAATTCTGGCGCGACGACGAGACCGTGCTGCAATTCCACCCGCGCAAATCTGAATATGTGAATTGTCATCCAAGCTGTTTGCACCTCTGGCGCAACATCGGACTAGATCACCCGTTGCCGCCCTCAATTTTGGTCGGGCCGAAGCTTGGGCCGCAATGACTTCTACGATCGTAGAAAGAAAACTGACTCGGTTTGAGTCAATGTTTATCGTGTCAAGAAAAATTATTTTTGCCTGTCAAGCGCAGGCATGACGCACACTTTTGCAACGCCGACTCCAATGGAATCGAAAAATCCGGAATCGCGATTTGCTATGGTGGCTCCGTTGACTGCAACAAACGGAGAAAGATCATGAAGACGAGAGACGAGAAGCTTGCCGACATCGACGCCAGCATCAAGCGTTGGCTGTCACGGATCCGGCGGGCAACCAACGCAATCCACAAACTGGAACAGCGTAGGGTGCGTTTGCTTAAGCCGCGTGACCCCATGCGCGTCGGCAAAATGTCGCCGGCCATGGCGAAGGCATTGGAGATTGCCGACCAGCATGTCGCGGACAACCCGCCGGTCTATGTCGAGCCGGTCGTCACACGCAAGCAGGTCGAGGAGGATCCGCTCAAGATCCCGGATGAGTTCAGGCGTGACCCGAATGCCGATGCGCTCAAGAAAATGAACGAGCGCATTGAGAAGCGGGCCGGTCAGCGCAGGAAGGAAAAGCCGGTTAAATCTCCCTTGCTTGCCAAGGCAATTGCTGACAACAATCGTCGCAATTCCCCGAAGACATAGCTTGTGATGAACCCCACCCCCCCCCGCACTGCCCGGTGCGGGGGGTTTTTGCTATAAGGCGACTCATGAAATACACGACCGAGAAAGAGATCTCTCGCTACCCATCGGCCAGGGCAACCGGCCGAACCATGACCGTTGATGGCGTTCTCTTTCAGGACTACCGGCTTTTGAACCGCAACCTTTGGCGGACCCCCGACCAATTCAGCATTGAGGTCGGCCGGCATGGCGCCGAAAACACCAATTATTACGTCAAGATCCACAATCTGATTCTTGAAGTCAGCTATCCCAAAGCGCGAAGCGCGGCCCAGGCCGGCATCAAGACGCTCGCTAAATACATTGGCCCACGCGCTACGGCATTCGGCATTTGATGCAGCCCAGCCAATCAGATCCGCTCGAGCCCTATCGCGCCATGCTGGCGACGATGGACCCGAAGGCGAAAGCCGAACTAGACCGCATCATCAAAAAGGAAATGTCGGCGCTATGGTCCCCGGATCCGCGCAACATTCCGCAGATGGTCGCCTACGAAAGCCGGGCCGACCTGTTGCTCTACGGCGGCGCCGCCGGCGGCGGTAAGACCGACCTGTTATGCGGCACTGCACTCACCCGGCACCAACGCTCGGTGATCTTTCGCGCCCAATACAAGGATCTCCGCGCCGTCGAGGAGCGCGTCCTGCAGCTTGCCAATAAAGGCGGCCGCGAGGGCTACAACGGCCAGGACATGGTCCTCAAGAAGGACGGCATGGTGATCGAATTCGGCGCGATCGGCGGCGCCGGCCAGGAAATGGATTGGCAGGGCCGGCCGCACGACTTCTACGGCTTCGACGAGGGCGCCCAGCTATCCGCGCAAAAGGTGAATTTCGTCACCGCCTGGAAACGCACCACGATAAAGGGCCAGCGCACACGAATCATCATCGCCAGTAACCCGCCAATAGGGGGAGAGGGTGAATGGCTGATCGAATGGTTCGCTCCCTGGCTGGACCCGATGTATTCCAACCCGGCACAGCCGGGAGAGCTCCGGTGGGCATTTGTGGGGCCGGACGGTCATACCGTTTGGTGTGAGAACGGTGACGTCGTGATGGTCGGCACCGAAGAATACACGCCGATGACGCGGACCTTCATCCCCGCGCACCTCGAGGATAACCCCTACCTCGATCCCAGCTATAAGGCGCAAATCCAATCTCTGCCCGAGCCGCTGCGCTCCAAGCTATGGAAGGGCGACTTCCTCGCCGGTCGCGAAGACCACGCCTGGCAGGTGATCCCCACCGAATGGGTGCGCCAGGCGCAAGCCCGCTGGAAACCAGGCGCCCCGGAAGGCCTGCGCATGCTGTGCATGGGTGTTGATATTAGCGGGGGCGGTTCGAACGATCCGCATTGTATTGCAAAGCTTTACGGCAATTGGTTCGACCGATTGACCGTGTTGAATGGCGTCGACGCCAAGAACGGCCAGCAGCTTGCCGGCCAAATCATTGCCCACCAGCAGGATAGCGCCCTGATCGTGCTAGACATGACCGGCGGCTGGGGAGGGTCGGCTCGCGATCACCTCGCCAGTAACCGCATCCAGGTCGAATCCTGCATTTTCAACGCCAAGTCGGCCGAGCGAACCAAGGACGACAAATTCCGCTTCTCCAATCAGCGGGCGGAAATGCTTTGGCGGTTTCGGGAAGCGCTCGACCCAGCGAGCGGCGACAATGTCGCCTTGCCGCCGGACGAGCGGCTGACCGCGGAACTGACAGCGGCCCGATGGCGTCCGAAGATGGACACCATCCAGGTCGAAGACAAAGACGAGATCCGGCATCGGCTCGGCGGCTCACCCGATCGCGCCGACGCTGTGATGATGGCCTGGCATTATCGGCGCCGCGCCATGCGCGCCGGCCTGTTTGCCGATGCGGAGGTCAGGGAAGCCGTCGAGATCGACGATCCCTTTAAGCTTTTGACCGAGTTAGAGAATTAACAGGTCTTTTGCGCCTTGCTCGGCGCTGGCAGATTGACCGGCGTGGTCATATCCGCGGCCTCCTCAAGGTCCTGATCCGTCGGCAGATCTTGTTCGAACGGGGTCATACGATGATCTCCTCTTGTTGAAACCGGAAGGGAAAGGCGACTTCGATAATGTCGTCTGTTGCTACGCCGAGCGCCTGCATCAAGGCAGGGCTTATGTCGGCAACGCGACCGGTGTCTTCATGAGGTCCCCAATCGGCGGGGAAAGCAAGTAGGACTCTCCCGGTCTCGGGAGAGCGGACGAGCGCGAAATTCGACAAAAGCATAGCCGGCGGAGTTTCGTCGTAATCCCAGCGACATGCGATATACGGCATGTCAGGGTTCAATCGCCGCGCCAGGCCCGTTGTCCCCTCCGGTTGCTCATCGAGAAACAGGTACGGCGCCTCATCGTAGTCGTAGATAAAGGCCAGCCCTTCGTCGGGCGCTACGCCTTCATCGTCCGGACCGCCGAACCAACTAACCCGCCCCTCGACGTGCATGTCACCTCGGTTGCGGCCTTGTCGCGCACCGTTCCCAAATCGCCGGTATCAGGAAATTGCCTGTTTTCGGCCCGTTGACCAGGTCAAAGCCTGGATCGCCCTTGCCGGTGCTGACTGCAATGCGCGGATCGCAGGACGTTCGCCGTATCAGGTCGAAGGCGACGGCTGCCGGCGGCACGGCGATCAACGGGATGGTCGCCGGCTGTTGTGCCGGCGCCGGCGGCGAGGGCTTGTAGATCCGCACATGCTTACGCTTGGCCGCGTCAGCCACCGAACAGGCGAGCACGACGATCGCGCCGGCAATCAGTAATCGCTTCATTTTTTCCCCCTGTTATTGGAGCTCTCGATCTTTTCTCGCACCTGGTCGGCACTTTCCTTCACGCACAATGTCGTCTGCAGCACCCGGATCACAGCCTTGGCCGTCGGACCGCACTCATTGGCGCGTATTTTAATGACCTGCACTTGAGTCGATTCGACCCACACCGGACTGCCATCCAGTTGGGTCAGCATAATCAACGCGAACGCGATCGCCTCATGAGTCGGGCGCATGGTGATAGTGGTAGCGCCGGTAGTTTTGATGGCGCGTGTGATAGCGCCTCACCATATCGGACGTCTCATTCGGCACTATGCACTGCGGCGCGAGGCCGGTCGAACCGCTTTCGCCACCCCAGCCGGAGCCAAACGGGCTGACTTGCTGGTCTTCGGATCCTGATTGCTGCATTTCACTCTCCTACCGATGTAAAGGCGGGCCAAATATCTGCCAGCCGAGCAAGGCGAACAGGACAAACAACAGCACCGTGTTCGTGCCGAGCGCATACGCACCGCCGACAAAGCCGAAATGAACCAGCAAACCGAAGACGGCCCAAATCAGCATGAGTACCCAAAAGGCTAAACCCAACGTCATGATTTCCTCCCTACGGGATACACGCATCCGAAAGTGTCCAATTATACGGGAAGGCTTCCACCCACGCCGACACCGTTTCGTCTTCGTCCCAAGCAGTTTCGCCGTTTCCTGTTGGGACATCGCTCCCCATGACAAGCATGGTGCCATCCGACAGCGCGACCATGACGACACACTCTGAGCCGGAGCTTGAGGTGCTTTTGCCGTAGGACATCACCTTGCTGATGGTCACGCCGGAGCCGCGAGTTACCGGAACTTCTACCGGGTTGGCAGTGTTGCTTTCCGACTGCGATGCGCCGTCGAGGAAGTCATTTCCCCAAGCGAGCAGCTTGTCGCTGGCGAGCAGCGCGTAGATTGCATACTCGCCCTGCGTCGTGGTGCAGCATGGACCGCAGGTAGACATGATCTGTGCGGGTGTCCCGCTCAACAAACCTTGTGCTTGTGTCGGCGTCGAGATATTGCCGTCAGCCGTCGTGATCGGCAGGTTGTTGCCGCTTTTCTGTCCCCAGCAGTAGACCGCGCCGCTGGTTAGCTGACAGATAAAAGCGCCAACGTCAGAGCGGGAATGAGAATTAAAAATCCGCTCGACCGTGCCGTTGAGCGTCGATGCAACAGCGGTGCCAACGCCAACCTTGAGCGGATTGTTCTTGCTGACAATCGTGCCGTCGCCCATCTGGCCCTGTGCGCCATAGCCCCAAGCGTAGGCGCACTTGTCGGCGCACCGGAGGACGATGGTGTCCTGCGCTTGGATGAGAACGTCGATGCCTTGGTAATCGGACGGCAAGGTGCCGAAGCCGTCGGCAACGGTATAGACCGGACGAAAGACGTTCTGTGAGCCGGTGCCTGTGTTGCGTCCGACCGCGCCAGCCCGCAACGCGCCAGCCAGCCGCAGCTTGCCGCTGGCGTCGAGGTAGGCGACGGAGCCTTGATTGCCGCCCGCCGCGACCACCTTCTTGCAGTCGGCCACTGCAACATTGCCCGCGCCGTCGTTTTTCAGGCATTGGGTCGGCACCAGCAGTTGCGTGGTGTTGCCCTGTGCCAGTTGGCCGAAGCCGTTGTAGCCGCAAGCCCAAAGCGTGTCGTCAGCGCAACGGAAATAAACCGATGCAGCCGTCGCGCCAAATGCAGTGCCCTGACCGGTGTGAGCAATCTCGACCACTGCACGGCTTGCCCCGCCCGCAGAGCGCGGTGAGATGTTCGCGGCGGAGATCAGCGTCATCACCTGGATCGCGGTGCCTGCCGCGCCGCCAGTCGCACATTCACCTGTGATGTTCTTGCCGGAGACGCAAACGTCACCTTGGTCTGTCAGCACGTAGAGGTCGAAGCCGTTGTAAAAAAGCGAGACAGGCGTTCCCAGCAGACCGTTGGGCATTGCGATACTTGTAAGTTCAAAATTGGCGTACCCGTTTCGTGTTAGCCCCTGACCTTTCGCGGCGACCGTATTTGCGGCGGCAGAATTGACCGCAAACGGCACTCCGCTGGTGCGGACCTTTCCGTCCGCTGTGATGGCTGCCCAGAGGGAGTGGTCCTCATTCACATGCGACGTGAAGACAGACGGCATGGTGCTGTTGGGGAGCGCAGTCACGCGCTTGAACGCTGGAAGTTCGCTTCCAACTCCGGCTGCGGCAATAGCCGCCGTCACAAAGGCCGTCGTCGCAAGGGAGGTGTCATTGTCGCCAGCCGTCGGCGTCGGCGCTTGCGGATTGCCGGTAAAGACCGGCGAGGCGAGCGGTGCCTTCGGGGCGAGGCCAGCGGTGAGGGAATTATCGACGTACTGCTTGGTGGCAACGCCGAGCGCGGCAGTCGGGTCGCCTTGAATGGTGATAAGGCCACTCTGCCGGTTAATGCTGAACGGCGACTCCGCTATGATCGCGCCAGCGTCGTCGTAGCGATAGATCACAAAATTAGAACCGGCATTGCCGCCACTCTCAGCCGCGTTGTTGCCGGGGATGACAACCCAACGGTCTAAATCGTCCTTCTGACCGAAAAGATAACAAGCCTCATCATCCGTCCTGTTCAACGTCAGTGCTGGCGACGCCTTGCTGATCGTCAAGTCACCCGTCATCGTGTCGCCGGACTTGGCAACCTTGTCGGCGGCCAATGCAGCAAAGCGGGCATCATCGCCAGCCGCAACGGTGCCTGCCGCCGTGCCGACGTCCTTGACCGCAGCGTCACCCAGCCCGAGGTTGTCACGCGAGGTTGATATGCTCGCCACGTCGGACAGATTGTTCGCGGCCAGCATGTCGCCGCCGCCGCCGCCGGGTCCGCCTGTGCCGTCGTTGCCCTTTTGCGCCAGAAGGTCCCAATCGGCCGGGTTCGCCGCCGGCGATTTGTTCGTGTTGCTGGTCTTTGCGATGTACGAGGTGCCGCCATCCTGGACGGCATCGTTCGGCGCATAGGCCGTCGCGCTATTCCACGGCCCTTGCCATTCGATTTTGGCAACCTCTGCCGCGCTCGCGGACGCTGCCGCCGCGCTGGCTGAACCAGCCGCCGCAACCGCCGCGGTTTCGGCATCCTCCGCATAGCCGGCCGCCAGCATGGACGAATTGGTCGCCGCCGCTTGTGCCGCCTGGGCCACATTGGCAGACGCCGCCGCGCCGGAAGCAGAATTGGCGGAATCATTCGCCGCTTGTTGCGCGGCATCGACGAGGCCGACCAAGGTTTCGGCGTCGGGAACCTCATCCTCCGGCGTGTAATCGGGAGCTCGCACGGCCCGCGAAATTCGATCATCGAGCCGCTGGCAGATTTTGGTCAGGCGATCGAGCGCTTGCTCATGGCTATCGGCCGGGAAATCATCGGCGTTGATGTAGTGCGTTTGCTGAGTGATGTCGGGCGAATTGATGATGATAACGGTCACGCCGACCGGCGGCGCCACTGCAAAGGCGACTGTGCCGCCCGTCGGGTTCATGACCCCGGTCACGGTGTAGTCTGTGCCGATTATCTGCAGGGTGCCGTTGCTGGTTGCGTCATCGAACAACCAAACCTCGAGATCGTTCGACTGATAGAATTGGTACGGGTAGGAAAATTCCGTAACGACGCCATTGCCGGCGTATTCTTTCCTGGCTTCGGCTGCGGTGACGGTCAATGTTGCCTCCTATGTTCCTTACCGCCCTGCTTCGGCCGGCAGAGACAATGGCGCTGCTTTGCCTTTCTTGACAGTCACGCCGCCGGCGTCGACGGCGCCGCGGCCGCTTCGCCTGCCGCCGCCCTCATAACCCTGTGAGGCGGCCTGCAGGCTTATCGTCTTTAGCTGGTTTGCAAGCTGATTGGGATTAACAGATTCGCCGGCCCGCAGGATACGCTGGGCTTTCGGCCAATAGGTTTGAATGCTGCTAATCGGCATGACCTTGTTACGAGCCAATTGACCGCTCAATTCTCGCCCCACCTCCGGCGAGACCTTGTTGATGACGTCGAGATAGGGCTGGGTGTCGACGATCGGCAGATATTTGTAGCCCGGAAGCCCTTGCACGATATTGGAATTGCGCGCCTCAATCGCGGTGTATTCGTTAAGCGCCTGCACCAGAATGTCGACCTTGCCCTTTTCGACCTTGATGCGAATGCTGGGATCGCGAAGCGTGGCCAGGCCGCCCTCCGCCAAAAGCCCGTTTTTCAGAGACCGCGTCACCGATGCGAGCGCAGAGGCGCGATCGAGCGGATGCAGTACCTTGGAAAGCGGCCCGCCCGCCGTTTGGTGAACACGCACATAGTCGCGCTGTGCATCGTCGAGCGTGTTGAAATACGTGGTGGCGGCAACGGTGTCGCCATCCTTGACCAATTTGCTCATCGATTTATTGGCAACCGTCAGCCGGCCGCCGTTCTGCCCAATCTGATTATAGAGTTCGTTCATGGGCTCGCCCATGGCCATGCGATCTTTGACGAAAGCGCGCAACGCCGGCACGTCGCTGATCTTGAAATTGGCTTCCTGGCCAGAGAGCCCATTTATGAGGGACCGGCCAATTCCACCAATGCCGCCGAGCTCCCGCGGCCAATCCCCGAACATGCCCTGCATGAGATATTGCGCTTCCATCGGGGACCAGGCGGCCCCGATCATGGCGCCGACAACCGGAATGTTTTTGCGGAACCAATCACGCGCATCCTCCGAATTCCAAATCATGTTCATGCCCTGGGCCAGGGCAACGTAGAATTTGTTGGTGTATTCATTGGCTTGCAGATGCGGCGCCACGCCCTGCAGGCTTTGCGACACGATCGGCCGCTGAAAGAAACTATCGTAATTCGACGCCAGGCCGGTTGCCGTCTTGATCGCCGGCAATTCGAACGGGTTAGGAACGCTGAATGTGTAGCGCATCGAGGCGAGGAATTTTACCGCTTGCTGCGGATCGCCGGAGTGCAGGAATTCAACCGCCTTCTCCGCCAGGTTGAAGGCAGTGCCAGGCTCCCAGGGCTTCGGAATGAAGATCCAGGCGCCTTGCATCCCCTCCGGCAAATTCACTGTGCCGCCGCCGAGCATGTCGTACACGCCTGCTTTGAGGAACGGCAGGCGGAAGATCCAGTTTTGCGAGCGCTGTTGCACCGAAAGCCGCTGATAGACCGGATCGTCTTGCCAGGCATAGGTGATGCCGGCCGAGATCGCCGCGAGTGCGCCGATGCGGGGAATGAGAGTTTGCCGCAAGGCCTGTTGATACTCGGCCTGTTGCTTGGTGAAGGGCTTGAAGAACATGCCAGGCGAATTCGGGGTGCCGGAATAGGTGCGGATGAACTTGTCGAGACCCTGAATGTTTGCGTTCATGAACGGCACCAGGCGCGACCACATTTCCATCTTTGAGCCCATGCGGCCGTAATCGATGAAATCCCGCGCCTTCATTGCCGCATCAAACATGGCGTAACGCGGATCCCGATTGGCGGCGATATTGGCCTCATAGACCGCACGAAACAGCCCGACGCGACCGGCGGTTTCCGATATTTCCATGCGCGACATAAGTTCCTTGACGTTGCCGATCCAAATTTGCTTGTGCGGTTCGACGCCGGCCACGCCCAGGGTCTTCGCCATTTCGACGCGGGACGCCTGCAGGGCGGATGGATTGAATTTGCTTTTCCCGATCGCCGGCGTCGTCTCGGTTGCTTCCTCGGTGAAGCGCTTAATCTGCCGTTCGAATTCGACCTGTTGCGTACTGCGGGAAAGACCTGAGGCGCCGACACCGCCGCGAATGCCGCCGGTCGACAAATACATGCGGTAAAAATCATCGCCCAAAAGATACGAGCGGCCGCCGCGGACAGCGTTCGCCAGGGCAAGCGTAGAAGCGTCAGCTTCCGGCACCAAAAGAAACTGCATGAAAGCGTCACGCAGCAGGTTTTTCGCCATGAAGGTCGGCGTCCCCGTTGCGCCGGTGCGCAGGGTTTGCGAGGTGAAGGTGAGCGTGTCCATCATAAGACCGCCGGCCTGTGCCCAGGTCGCCATGCCCTTCGGCCCGAGCGAATCCATCACCTCGACTAGGTGCTGCCCGAACAATCCATCCGGCAATCGCATGGCAAAGCGTTCGCCATTTTCCCAGCCGAAGATGATCGGCCGGCTGCCGGCCTTGATGGCTTCCTGGCGATAAAGCTTGGTGCGAATATCGGGACCGAGTTCGTGCTGCAGATTACGCACAAGGCCCTTGGCGTCTTCCGGCATCCAGCCCGCGGCAGTCGCGGCCTTATAAACCGCCTCCTCGACGTTGATGTCCATTGCGCGCAATTCATTGCTCGGAATCATTTCGGCAATGCGAGCGCCTTCCTTGCCGCCGACCAGGTTCACCAGGTCACGCAATGCCCGGACGATCATATTCTGATGTGCTTGGTTGTTGATGTCGGCCAGGCGAACCATGAGGCTTTCGGTCGGGGAAAGAATGTCGCGGCCGGAACCGGTGCGCTTAAAGCGGCCAAGCTCCTCGAGCGGCTTGTCGCCACGGAATGAACCGCCGACACCGAGCGATTCTGTGATACCGCTCATATCGCGATAGAGGTGCACAAATCGGTGATTCCGGTCGTGCATGATGTCGTTATAGGACTCGGTCGTGCGCAGGCCATTCTCATGTTCAAGCTTGGCGACAAGCTTGTGGACGCCGTAGATCTCCTCGGCGTAACCACTCCACTCCGGATGCAACTTTTCAACTTGAGCAATCTTTTGCGCGGCTTCGCCATCGGTCAGCCCTGTGGGCATGCGCGTGAGATCAATCTCGCCATTCGACATTTGCCGGCGCAATTCGATATGCCAGCGAGCCGTCAGATAGCCGTCAAAGGACTTGCGGCGGGCAAGATATTCCGCGGCGGTCGACACCTCCTTGCCGGTCAGAGGGTCGCTTGTGACCTTGCGCAGGATACTAAAAACGGATGCGCCCTCCGGCGTCAGGTCGCGCATGCTTTGAATGCCGTAGGTGAGATCCATCACCGTCTTCTGGAAACCGGCGTCCCCGAGCACTTGCGCCAAAAGCCGCGGGTCCTGGTCCGGCCGCAGGTCGAGAAGCTTGCCGTGCTTCTTTTCGTATTCCTGGGCCAGGTAGCGGAACGCCACCGTTAGCGGATGCTGCTTGTTGACGTAGTTCCAATAGAAATTGGACATGGCTCGCGCCAGCGGACCGCGTTGCAGCGGATCGCCGGGGATTGGCGCCGGCACTTCGCCGTGTGTTCTGATAATCGCATCAACCGCTTGATCGGACGGCGCCGCATTCCAGCGTTCGAATGAGGCATGCGCATCATCGAGCGTTGCCAACAATTCCGGGTTCTCGCGGGCCATGGTCTCGCGAAAATCCTTCACGAATTTCGGGTCAATGCGCTCGAGACGTGCCCGATTGGTGACGTAGCCGGCCATGAATTCGGCAAAGCCTTCCGAGCGCAATTCGGCGCCTTCCAGGCCTTCGCCCATCACGCCGGCAAAGGCGCGCATGCTTTCATCCTTGTTCTCAATCAAGGTCGTAATCGCGGGGACCCTGTCTTCGACCGCATGGCCAACTTCATGCGACCAGGTCGTAACCGCATCCGGACCGTCTTCTTTGATGCGAACGATTTTGGTGTCGTAGTTATAGGTCCCGAGTGCACCGCGTTCATGCACCCCCTTGCGCACAATCAGATCCAGCTTGTCGGAAATGCGCCGCATCATCTGGCGCAGGTTTTCAATCGGCGTTAGCGGGCCATGGAAATTGGCGCTCGCCACGCCTTCCCCTGGGCGGGTTTGGCCGGGTGGGCGACCAATGCCCTGCCCAGCCATCCCCTTCAATCGCTTGGCAATTCTGACTTCCTCTGCCGACGGAGCGACCCCTCCGCCGCCCTCCGGTGCAGCCGCGCCAGGGGCGCGTTCCCCTCCGGGTCCCACTTCTCCAATTGCGCCGCCCTCGCCAGGTGTTGCTCTGGCGAAAGCACCTTCCTCGAAGCCTGGGAGGACGTCGCCTGGGTCGTGGGCGGTGCCGGTGAACTTTTGTTCGGCAATGGCGGCGGCATGCTGATCGTACTCCCTCATAGCCCGGTCAAACGCGACCTCGGGGGTGATGTCCTTTTCGGTGTAGGCAATCTCGATTGCACGGTTGCGTATGTCCTTGGCGACTTTCTTGTCGACGCCCTTGAGTTGGCTGGGATGCTGGTTGACTTCCCGCAGGTGGACGTCGATCTCGTCCATCGTCTGAATAAGCTTCGGATCGCGCCGCGCTTCGGCGGCCTGGGCCTTCGCCGTCTCGCCGGGATGGTAGTGCTTAACGCCCTTGTTTTCGTCGGCCAGGCGCTTGAGCACGTCATTGGGTGTCGACGTCGCCATGCCACCTGACTCAAGGCCTTCGTCCGGGATCCAGCCCTGTTGAACGGCCGCCTCGCGAATCTCATCCAGCGACTTGCCGCCCTTCGCCCTTTTGCGCACCAGGTCGCTTTTGGTGTAGCCGTAGATTGCCTTGAGCTCCGGACCTGGCTCGATGCCGCCTTGCGAGCGGACCCATTGCGTGAAGGTTTGCGGCTCCTCGCCCTTGCGGGTCGCCTTGTCAAAATCGGTCAGGTTTTCGAAGACGCTTCTTTCCGCCGGCGCGGATAGAATTTGCTGCGCTTCCGCCGGCGTCATTGTCTTGATTTGCTCCGGCGTATAGCCGCGCTCCGCCAGTTGCGCCCTCATGTCCTGCGTAATCATGAAGGGGATGCCTTCGGCGGTCGTTCGAATGTCCGGCGGGATTTCTTGCGCGGCCCTGGCAAACTCGGCCGGCAAAGACACGCGATCGCCCTTCGCCTCCGCGGCCGCAAAGGCTTCCGGCACATCGATGAAATGCGTGGCACCGGGGAATTCGTGGGTCGTGAACTGCAGCGCTTTGACGGCGTCGTCACCTTCGCCGGCGGCACGGAACAGCCGCACCGTACCCTCGGCGCCTTCCGGCATAGTGCCGACGGATACGCCACGATTGGCCGGCACCCCAGGAACCTCTTGCGCTGCACCAACCTCGAATGTGTCGGCCGGCGCCCGCGGCGGCTCCGCCGGAATGTGCGGTTTGACCTCCGGCGTCAATTGCGGGCCGACCATGACACCGTCGATCATGTAGCGCTCGAGCGCCCTGGATCCGTAACGGAATAGCGCAGCGCCGCCATGACTTAGCGCGGCCAGGCCGCCGCCGAAGGCAAAGCCTTCCGGATAGGCCAGCATTGCCTCGACCGGATCGAACTTCTTTCGCAGCCCGGCCTTGATTTGCTGATCCTGAATAACCGGATTGGCGGCGCCCTGAATTGCCGCCTGGCCAAAGCCGAAGGAAATCACACTCGACATGAGCGGATGCGCCGCCTGCCAGGCGGCATTGCCCCATTTGATCTCCGGGAAGACCAGGCCTTCGGGCGAGGCCATACCGCCCGCAAATTGGCCGGCCAGCGAATAGGCGCCTTCGACCAGGCCCTTCCAGGCCGGCATATTTTTATAGGCCAGATCGTCAGCCTGGATCTTGATGAGGTGATCCTTGGCGTCATTCTGGATGGCGTCGAAATTCACGTCCTTCGCGCCGGAAAGATCGACCGGCAATTCCGCGCCGGATGCGATGACGCCCTGCTCGACGTCTTTCTGGAAGGCGGCGCGTTGCTCCGGCGTCATGTCCTTGGCTTGCTGCGCTGCACCTGCAGCAGCAGTCGCGCCGAGCAACGTCTTGCGGTGCATGTCCTGGAAATTCAGCCGGACGCGCTCCTCGCGCTCCTCGCCTGGCGTCAGTGGCGTGAATGGATCCGGTTTTTCGCCGGGCTTGGCGGCGACCTTGTTCGCCATCGTTTCGGAAAAATCGCCCGGCGCCGGCGGGACCGCGAAGCTGTCCGGCGTTCCTGGTAGCGACGGATCGACCTGATATGAGTCTTCCGCCATTTATTGCGCCCCTTCCTCGGTCGTCTCCTCCTCGGGGACTGTCACGGTCGGCGGTTGCGTCAGGACGTCCGGTTGTGCGGGTAGCGGGATAGGCGAATCGAAAATGTCCTGTTTTTCCTGTTCCGGCGTGGGGGTCGAAAGCGGCGAAATGGTCGGCACATTCTTGCCGCCCTCGAGGAAATACTTAGCCGCGCCAGGGCCATAGCCGGGCCGGGTCGAACTGCCTTCATCGAACACGGTCGCCAGGGTCGGGTCCTTGAGCAATTGCTCGATGTGCTTGGCAGGAATGAACTTGGTGCCAGGCTGGAAGCTTGCGGCTTCCGCGAAGGGCGGATCGGCATAATCGGCTGACGGCTCATCCTGCCGGCCAATGTAGGCCGGCAATTCGGGCGAGTAGCCGAAGAAATACCCGTCCTTCGACATATAGCTGAGATCGTAATTTTTCGGCTTGCCATCGTTGGGCGTTAGCGGCGACGGCGCCGGATGCTGCGCTTGCACCAACGCATCGGCCGTTGCAGCGGCTTGGTCATTGGTGATTTTCTTTTCTTTCAATACCGTCTGCAGCGCCCGTTGCGCTAGATCGGGGATGCCTTCGGCCGTCGCCTTGCCGACAAATTCAACCACTGATTTTGCGACCTCGGTGCCGGCGGTGTCACGGTTCGGCCTGGCGCGATCGAGCAGCGGTTGCGCCAAGATCCTGGCTTGCTCATTGGAGATCGGAGTGCGCAGCGCCGGGTCGATTTGCAAGTGCTCTTGACGGCTCATGCGCGCCGTAATCAAGGCCTGGATTTTCTCCGGATTGCGTGGATCCTTGCGGGCTTCCTCGAGCGCGGCGGCAACGGCAGGATGCTTGTCGGCATAGCCGGCCGGATCGGCATTGCGGTCATTGTTGATCTTTTGCGCCTTTTTCAGCACCTCGTTATAGACCTTGGCTTGCTCCGGATAATACGGCGAATTTTCGTCCGGCTTGATGCTTTTCAGCCGCTCGACAATGCCCGCTCGCGTCATGTCCTCCATGTTCGCGCCGCCGTTATAGATTTTTTGCGCGTAATCCTTTTCCTGTTGCCACTTGATCGCGGTCGCGGTGCCAAGCTTGGAAGCGATAAGGTCAAAAGAGAGCTCGGGCGTCGGATGCTTGTAATAGTCCTGCAACTCCTTCGGCATGGTGATGCCCTTGCCGTTGAGTTGCGTGGTGACGATGTCGGCGCGAACGCGGCCCTCCAATGACGTCTTGAAATCGTGCGCCTGTGAGGCGGCCTTCATGGTGCTGCCGTCCAAACGATTGTTTATCGTCACGCCAAGCTGTTCCCAGCGTGAGAGCGGAACGCCGCCCGGCGTGGTCGGACCGGTCGGAGCGCCAGGGCCGGCAACCTGTACGGTCCCAGCGCGGCCACCGACAAAGGCCGGCGCCGGGGTCCCGGAGCGCACCAGGTTCACCAATTCGATGGCTTCGTCTGGATGGCGGGATCCGCCCTGGATTTGGCCGTGACCGACCACGTTCTCGGCCGGAATGTTGTAGCGCTGTTGCAGGTGGGCCGTGAGCGCATGCGCCGATTGCAATTGCTCCGGAGTTGGCTTGCCGGTGCCGACAAAGGAAACGCCGATCGCATTGTTATTGCTAATGTCGGGCCGTGCCGTTCGCGTCGACTCGCCAGGCGAGCGTACGTGATTGGTCCGCGCATCGAGTGGGGCGCCCTGCACAACCGTACCGTCTTTGTCGATATAGAAATGATAGCCGAATGACTTGCCGCCGCGGGACGGGTCGCCTTTGAGCGTCGACAAGGCGGAATCGAGGCTATCGCCGCCGGTGTAGTGCGCAACGATCGCCCGGAAGGGCTGGGCGCCCGCAGTTGCCGATCGCCCGAAGGTTTGCCCAGGCACATGCGCCTGGCGCACCCCCGCAATCACGCGATCGTCAGTCGGCGCTCCGCCGACATTCATACCGCCGAGATAGGTCGGCGGCCGGGTGTCCGAGATCACGCTGCCGTCGGCCGAAGCGACCACCACTTGCCTTGCCATGGCCGGGTGCACTTCCGGCGGCTGCATGCGCGCCGTCGTGACGGCTTCGTCGATGCCGCCGCCGGAGACCTGGGTCCCCTTGATCGCAACGAAATCGGCGGAGGAGACGCGGGTCGCATCGCCGTCATACAGGCGCTTAAGCACGTCCGCGGGGACATTGCCTTTGACGGCGGCCTTGGCCCAGGCCTCGCCTTTTTCCTTGCCCTCGGTCGTGGCCAGCAATGTCTTCCAAGCCGGCTGATTAGGGTTCTGGATATGCGCGACGGTGCCGCCCACTCCCTGGTTATGGGAGAGATAGAGCTCCTGATTGGTCGGCGGCCGGCCGAGCGCATTGGTCAGCAGGGGCTCATTACGCTTGAGCACTCCCACAAAGGCGCGGGCATTGGCTTCCGGATCGGTGCGATCGCCGCCACCGTGCATACCCTGTTCGGCCGTCGTCAATTGGAATAGGCCGACGTGGTCGCCGCTTTTTGATTTTGCCTTGGGATTGCCGCTCGATTCGATCGAGGCGGCGACCTTGAGCATGTTCGCATCCATGCCGGTCTCGGCCGCCACCTTTTCGATCGCCGCCTTGATTTGCGGCTTGCCATCGATCTCGGCAATGCGGCTTTGATTAAGCGCATCCTGCGGCCTGGCCGGCGGCTCCGTACCGCCGGCGGCCGCCGGCAACGGCCGGGTCCCGGTTTCCTCGGGCGTAAAACGACTTTGCGGTCCAGGACCGGTCGGAGCGGCTGGCTGGCCGGTCTTCGGCTCCTCGCCTGGCTTGCGGGCGCCTGGCGCGGCCGGCGCGGTTGACGGCACACCGGGCGCCGGCACTCGCTGCGCTTTCTCCTCGGCCACGCGATCCTTGATAAATTGATCGAGGATGACCTTGCCTTGCTCTTGTCTTCCCTGCCTCTCGAATCCCTCGGTGGCGGCCTTCGCCAATTGGTTCAAATAGGCTTCATCCATGATGCGCTTTTGCGCATCGGTGTGGCCGCTCACCGGACCAATATCGACCATCGCCTTGCGGATTTGCGCAACCGCCTGGTTGATGCTGTCCGGATTCTTTTTGACGCTATCGACAAGCTGGCTGTTGATTTGATCTAGCTGTTTCTTGCCGTACTCATTGCGTTTCATGTTCTCCGCATGAGCCGACCCTTGCGAGGCCGATTGCTGGGCGCTGTTGCCATACATTTTATAGTCGTCTGCCAGGTGCGCCGGCGCCTGGGCCTGAAACTGTGCAACCGCCTGACCAACGCGGGCATTGATCCGCTCATGCAATGCGCCGAGCGAATCCTTGGCCGGGTCGAACTTGGTCAATTCCTCCGCTTCGATAATTTGGATTTGCTGCAGCAGAAGCCCACGCTGTTGGTGCATGTTCAGCCGATCGTGGCTGTCCTGCTTGGCCCGCCAATGCGCCGCGACTTGCGCCAAGGCGCTGCCGGCTTCTTTCAGGCCCTTACCGATCGAGAGATCGGCGCTAAAGCGGGGGAGTGTTTGCGCGCCAGCGTCTAATTGAACGCGCCGCTCATAGGTTGGGATGCGGACGGCCATGGTCAGGCCTCATCGACGTTGGTCGATCCGCCGAAAGAAAAATTGCCTCCGGACAGGCCGCTTGCGCCCTTTATCAGCGGCGATAGCGCTCCGAAAAGACCGCCGATTTGTTGCCCCTCTGCCTTCGTCCGCAAGGCTCGCGCCTGCATTTCGAAGTTTTGCGCTTTTATCTCACCGTTGTATTTGATCGCCTGCACGTCGAGATCGGTTTGTTGCGTCGTGTCGACGATGACGTCGCTCGGTGTACCGGCCAGCGAAACGCCGGCCGATAGGAAGGCCGCCCGCTGGCTTGAGATTAGTTTGATCGCCTTGTGCTGTTGCTGTTCGGCGTTATAGGCGGCCTGTTGACGCTCGAGTGCCGCCTGCCGCTCATAGGCTTGAGCCTGTTGCTGGGAAGCCTGCGCTGCCATCATGCCGGACATAACCGAGCCGGCCGCCCCTACGACCGCGCCGATGATTCCGAGCGCCATGACACACATCGCTATGGCTCCGACTCAAAAACAGGCGTGATGGACCGGATCGTAGCAGGCAATGGTTTATCGGTCTGCATTACGACTTGTCCACCGTCCCGCCAAGACCGGTCAAAGCGATACGCATGAATGCCGGAGAACAGCGGCGGCGCGGTATCCATTGGATCGCCTACGTGACGCAAACCGATCTTGACCTGCAATTCCCTGGCCGACGGTGAGCCAGCCTCGAGGTAGCCGGTCTCCATCACGTCTATGTTTGCCGCGATGATATTTTTGCGCCGGCCGATACCGGTGCCATCCGGTTGACCCTGCGCAATCGGCAACGTCATTGCCCGCGAGGTGTAATTGAACCCGAAAGTGATCTTTTCGGCCGTCTTACCATTGGCGAGCGTAAAGCGGCCGGTCTCATCCATTTCCCGCACCGGCACGACGGCGCCGTCGGCCAAGATCGAGACGATTTCATTACTCAGCCAATTGGCGCCTGCAATGGCGTTTGTTGCGGTGCCGTCATAGGAATAGCTGGCGTCCACAAAGACCGCGTCTTCCTTTTTCATGTTTTCGAAGGTGACGGTCATGCGCTCGATATGCCGGACGTCGGCGCCGTTTATCGTCCGCCGGCAACTCATCCAGACTTCGGAGCGATTGGCGCCAGGGATCGATGCAACGCTTTCCACAATGGCGAAGGGGGTATTGGGATCGTCCGGATCGTCCGGATTGGTGACACCGAGAACCTGGCCGCCAATGCGGTGCCGCTGGCAAGCGACGATTTGCTGGTCACGATCGTAGGTGACACCGACCAATTCGCCATTGCCCATGGCGTTCCAGATGATCGAATCCTTATCCTGGGCATAGGTGAATGATTTGACGCCGGACGTCAGCATGTGCTCGGACAGGATGGTGAGCTCCGGCGAGGTGTAGCCGTTGACCTGGAAATTGAACATAAACTCACGCAGCGAGAGCCCGTAATAGCTGGCATAGATCGCCACCTCGCCCACCTGCACAGGCTGCAGATCGATTGAGCCAAAGGTCGATTGCCGCTTCTGCATGAAGTTGTCCGGCCCGAAATTCTTGCCGGTGTCTGCCGGCCCAACGGTGCGCATGGCTCCATTGGTCCCGATAAGAAGATCGGCGCCCTCTGCCAGCCAGGAAATTGCGTTGACCTGGCCGGCGAGGATGGTGAGCGTGATCGCATCATCGGCCTGCAGCGGCGAGGTAGTGGCGAAATTGTCGAGGACGCCGGCCTTGCTCATCCACAAGGTTTGCGGTTGCGTATCGGTACGCGCCCACACAAGCCGCTGTTGATAAAACGAAACGCAGCCAGGCCAGCCGGTAATCACGTTCCAGGCGCCAAGCCGCCAGCCACCGGTCGCGCCGGTGCCGGGCAGGGTCGTAATCACGTCGCCATCGTCTTCAACCAGACCGAAGACTTCCGCCTGCACATGCGTCGTATCGGTGACGCTTGTGATCTTGAGGTAGTACCATTTGCTCGAGTATTTCAACGACAAGGCGCGGCCGACGTCCGTTGCCTGGAAGCCGGTGTTGCCATTGATGCCGGTAACGGCGGAAGCGGTGACGGTGACGGTGCCGGACGTGGCGCTCGGGTCCATCGTGGTTGTCGTGGTGTTGTCCGGCAAATAGGGTCCGTCGTAGCCGCTATAGGTGAGCAACGAGAAGGTCGACCCCGAGAAGCGTGAGAGCATTCGCTGTTGGTGCTCGGTCGAGGCGATGTAAAGCACGTCCGCGCTTTGCGCGAATTGCAGCTTCCAGACTTCATCGAGAGTGTAGGGCGTAGCGACTTCAACCGGCGCCAAGCCGCCATTCGTGCCGTCGCCGGTTGTGGTCCAGGCGATCGCCGTCCCGCCGGGCGTGTCTGAAATGCGAAAGCGATCGGCGTTCGGCACTGAGACGATGTAATAGGTTTTGCCGACAAGCAGCGGCTCCGGCAGATGCCCGGTTGTCGAGAACGTGACCGGATCGCCCACTGCCAGGCCGTGCGCCGTCCAAGTCACAAGGTCGGGCGGATCGAAATAAATGAAGGTCGCAGCGTTTTTATTGACGACGCCGCCATTGGCGTAAAAGCGAATGTATTGCTCGCCAAATTCGAGCACGTAGGCCTGCAGCGTCGAGAACACAAACGGCACAAGGCGAACGCGCTTGGTCGGATCCTTGGCGAAATTGATCCATTCGGTGCCCGGCCGGCGGCGGAGGCCGCCTTGCTTCATCACCATCCAATTGACGCATTGCGCCAGGCCCATGCGCCAATGATCGATGTCCACCCGCGAGAACAAACGGGGGGAGAGTTCGCCGCGAACGAAAGTCGGCTGGATCGGGTAAAGCGGGCCAGCCATGGCCTCACCTCACCATTATGATTTCGGAATCGTCGGGCTCCTCGGGAAATCCCTCGAGACTGTCAATGCGGACGGCTTCCAGGAACGAGACATTGGCAACGTCGAGCAATTGCTTGGAAAACGACGCCTTGCCTGTAATCCAGAAAGCATAGTTTGCGGCCAGGATTTGCGATAGCAGGTCGACAAAGATCGGCGTGAACAGCGCACTATTTTCCTGCCGAAAGATATAGCGCACCGGCAGCGGCGCCGGCTTATCGGTCAGGATCTTGGTGCCTTCGACGATGTAGGGAATTTGCGGAGAGTTGCGCCGGCCGTCTGCCGTGAGCGGCAGGATGCGCAGGGAATCGTCGGGCACCTGGTACTGATAGCGCCATTCGAAGGCGGGCTTTTCCGTATCCGTGGCCAGCAATTTGCGACTGAGCGCAAAATTCCAGGTGTGCCGCTGCAGCAGGACGTCGCGCTGCAGCGGGTAATTGCGGTTAAGCCAGCGGGCAACCGCCTTTTCGTCCGTTGTGGAGAGGACCGACTCCTCCGCCAGTTTATCGAGCACAGCGTTGAATATCTGTGTCTCCGAAAACCCGGAAGGCATGCGTCCCCCTTACGGCAGCGACGGTTGTGGCACTACGCCGAGACGTTGCCGACGCGCCTTGCGCGATTCGTATAGCGCCGCCTGTTGTGGATTGGTGAAACCGGTCGGCGTCCCCGGCCGGAAGGGCGGCGGATCGTCTTCGATTGGCACCTTTTTCGATGCCTCGACAATCATGCTCCGATCGATGGTGCGCGGATCCGTCAACCGCCACTCTCCTCTTGCGGAACAGCGCGAAGCGCCTTTTGGCTACGAATCGCCCGGCCGCGCAGGCCCACCTTACCAAAGGCGATGTCGATAGCGCGATGGGCCGCCCGTTCGGCGCCTCCCATTTGGCTCTCGACCTCTTTTTGCTCCTCGAGATATTTGCGATTGGCTTCCGCCAGCGTGACGGTCCCGTCGGGCTCTCTCTTTGCCATGGTCGGCTCCCTGGCTTTCGGCATGGGAAGATGGACGGGCGGCGAATGCCGAGTTCGCCACCCGTCCAGACTCGCGAGTCAAACTACCACGTCAGCCGTTACTCTGCAGGCAGGCGATCGGGATTTGCTTGCGCTCGGGATAGACGCGCAGCCAGTTCGCCGCGGCCCGCAGTTCGGTATCGGTCGGGGAGCGCCCGGCCATGGACGACGAGGTCCACTTGATGCCGTACGGGTGCATGCAGTATTGGCGCCGCGTCCACAATTCCTCTACGCCAGCACCATTGCCCTGGGCCGGATAGCGGAACGTCTCCACCGGCACGTCGGGCGGCACTTCCGCCCAGCCAAAGGCATTCTTACCGACCAGGTAGGTGTGATACATGAGGCGATTGGTGCCGGCGATCGCCGGGCAACCGTCATCCTTCACGACCTGATAGCCGAGATAGGTAGGAAAGCGGACCTTGCCTTCGCTATCCGGAATGAAGTCGATCAGGTTTTGCTTGGCGAGGTTCGTATAGACGACCGAGTGCATGAGGATGGTGTCGAGCACGTCGGACGCATCGCCCATGGTCTGTGCCGCGTCGAGGATGGCGTTGGCCGAGACCTTTTCCGCCGCCGTTGGGGCGCCGGCCGCATCGGTGCCGATGATGGTGGAGAAATCGCCACCGTTCGAGGCGGTATTTGAGGCAATGACCCCGCGCAGTGTCGAGACCAGGTGCCGCTGGAATTCACGCGCCCACCAGGCGGAGACGCGGGAAGAAATGCGTTTCATCGGATCGTCGCCGGCGAGCTCCGAGACCAGGTCGGCGTCGGACCAGGCCTTGTTCCGGTTCTGCCGGATGGCGATGTCAGTTGCCGCCGCGATCTTGTCGGGCGTGGCCAGCACTGCCGGATCGTCGGACGAGATATTGGCAGTCGAGGCGTCTGCCAGGTCATTCCAGAATGGCACGTTGACGGTTTGCCCGCCGCCACTCAGGAAGGACGAAAGTTGGGCGTCCTGCCGCAGGATGCCGGATTGAAAGATGGCCGTTTTGGTCATCGTTTCTTTCAGCATGTAGGGCACGAAGACGGCCGGGATGACGGCGTCGGAGAGTCGGGTAACAGCCATGAGCGGTCTCCATCGGGTTATGGCCGCTCATGGCCTTGAGGTTATTGATCCTTTCCGAAGCGGTTTTTGAACAGCGCTTTTTCAGGGTCTTTGCCTGCGGCTTTGATGAGCGACCGGGCTAGGTCCGGATTCTCGCGGGCGATGCGACCTTGCTCGGTGAGGTTTTCCTGGCCGTCCTTCCACGGATTGGCATTCGTGAAATGGCCTGGGCCGCCGCCGTGCATGCGGTCCTCCTGGAAAAGGCCTTCACCGACCGTTGCGAGCGCGAACGCCAATTTGGAGTCCGCGATATTGCCGCCGGCGTCGATTAGTCCTGCCGCCTTGAAGGTCTCAGCGAGACCTAACCCCCGGAGCCCTGCTTTCGCATGACCGATATTCTTGATGTAGCCTTCGCCATCGGTCGGACCCCACTTTGCCAGGATCTCCTGGTGAGCACTGCCCACCCGACGCTTCATGCCTTCCTGCGCTTCATCCATTTGCTTGGCGAAGCGCTGCACAAATTTGTCGTGAAGATGCTGGGCCTGCCTGGGGGACAAGTCAGCCTCATGCGACCAATTCTTGTATTCGGTCGCGAAGGCATCATCGTACGGGAAATTTTCCGGGACCCCCTGCGGCAACTTGAAAGCGTAGTCGCCGGGAGTCTTCGGTTTCCCTAAGGCGGTATAGACCTTGTCGTAGTCTTCCCGCGGCGCGTTTGCCTCGGGAATGACAATGGCCTTACCGAGACGACCCTCCAATTCCCTGTACGAGTTTATCACTACGTCCGGGGTATTGGATTTGTCCCATCCCTTTTTCGTGACGAGATCACGGTTGCCTGCATCCTGCAGACCGGAAAGCCACGACGAGTCGCCAACGACGGGCGAGGCCGGCGTTGACGGTTGCTGACCTTGGGGTTGCCCGCTTTGCGCGGACCCGCTCGGTGCATCTGGCATCTTTTATCCCTCCAATGGATTTGGCGCAATCCCGGTTGTACCTGCGGCCGTTTGTCGAGCGGCTAATTCCAATGAAAGGATTTCTGCGTCCGACATTCGCAGGTATTGAAAGATGCGCCCGTAAGCTGCTCGCATCCCTTCATTGAAAACGATGGTGTCGCGATCGCCGGTCTCCGGCGGCGTCACCCGATAAAATCCTGTGTAATTCGCAAGATCGACCAGGACCAGGCCTTGGTCCTCGCCATCCGGTGTCCCCGTAAAAACGCGCTGATAGGCGAGCGCGATACGCGCTTCGGCTTCAAAGCGCGAAGCCGGCTGACCTGACAAAAGCCTTATCAGGCTTTGGAAGAAGGGCATGGGATCTTTCGCGCATAAAGAATGCCTTTGATGGTTCGGTAGGCATAGCCGTCCTGGGTCGGACCCGGACACGGACAATCGGCATAATCAATGTCACAGTTCGGGCAAATACCGAAGGCGCCGCAATCAGCGGCGAAGACGACGCGGATCCACTTACGCGCCGGACGGGAAGCCCGACGACGGCGGGACCGGGGCCTTTCCGAATTGGCTAAGGAGTGCATTTGTTGACTGCATTGCTTGGTCCGTTGCCGTCGGATTGTTGGTCATTCCGCCCTTCATGCGATCGAGCAAGCCGCCCATGGCGTCGGCAATCGCCGGAGCGGTTTGCGCAGTTTCACCGACATTGCGGCCGGCAATCGAGGCGTCTTTCGCCATTTCGGCGCCTTGTTTGCCCATGGCCATGGCCTTCATCATGTTCTGTTGCTGCATCGTGGCCTGACGATTTTGCGCCATGACCGTCTCGGGCACGATCACGTCGGCCGGCGCTCCAAAGATCTCGCGCAACAGGCGCACGGTCTTATCGAGATCGAAATTGTCGAGAATGTCCGGCTTCACCTTCACCATTGGCAGGGCGACATTGAGCAATTGCGTGGTGCCGACACCTTCATTGGCCCGCCGCATGCGGTCCAATGGCGAGGTCATCTTGACCGAGATCGGCATGCCGCGCAGCGATTCGGGCGGCGCCAGCGGCGAATTCGGACGGAAAATCCCGCGCCGGCTCAGAATGCCGAGCTCGCGATCGCACATGACAGACAGGGCGCCTTGGATCTTGCCGCCGGCCGGACCGAGCAATTCGCCCTTTTCGTTCGACCGAATCATCGCCTCGGTCGCGGTCATTTCCGGGTTTTTAATGAGTGTTTGGAACAGGTTAATGTAGAGGGTTTCCTTGACCTGGGTGCGCCGCACCTCCATGACTTTCTCGGCAAAGTCGGGCGATTGCGCCGTAATCAGCGGCTTGACCCGCAGCGAGCCGTCGGCGCCGACCGCGCCCAAATTGACGGCGCGGGGATTGAGGTTCGGCCGGTTCATCACCCCGTCATTGGGCATTCCGAGCGGCGGATCGGTCCACTGCCCGAAGGCGCGGAGCTCGCCCTTGCCCATGAGTTGCAGCGATTTGATTTCCGAGAGCGCCAGCATGATCGGGCTTTCGGCATAAGGCCCGTTGTCTTGCTGCAGCCAGTGATAGACGGAGAAGGGGAATTCGTGAAAGCCGCCGTCGCCCAGCATGTGCTCGGTGTCGATCTCACAATAGTAGGAAGCGATTTGGCTTCCCCGCATTGTGCCCTCGAGATTGGCGCTTCCCATTTCCATGCGCGGGCAGACAGCGTGAATAACCGGCACGATCACATCGTATTCGCCGTTATCCCAAGCTTGCTGCACCCTGGTTGAGACGCGCTTACGCTCGAACTTCTGCACCAATTGCTTCACGGTGAAGCGTCGGATCCGGAAATTGGTATCGACGTTGCCGTAGTCGTTGGTCGCCAGCAGGTTTTCGGTGAGCGGACAGTATTGATAGCGGTAGGGCGTCGGCACGTCGCCTGGCCGGATGCGCATGTCGTCTTGCTCGATATACATAACGCCGGTCCCGAAGGCGACACACGATCGCATGGCTTTTTGGTGTGACGGGATAAAGCCGGCGCGGGGATCGTAGCGCAGCGCAAATTGGAAATTGCGTAGCCGTTCCAGGTAAATGTTTTCCTCATCCGTGGTCTTGTCGTGCATGATGTCGGCAACGCTCAAGCCGTGCCACTTTTCCGATTGCGGCGTGACGAGCGATTCCATGCCGGACGCCAGCCGGTCGCAGGCCATCATGCCGGTATTGTCGTAGATCGATTTCACGCGATTGGTGGAATTCGGGCCAGGCATGGTGCTGCCGCTAATGCGACCGCTGCCATAACCACTGACGCCGCCGCCGTACATCATGTACGAGAATGCGGTCTCCACCGATTCGGTCGGCATCACCAGCTTGGCAATGTCGAGCCAGATCGTGACCCAATTCACGCGATCGGAAGACATGACATTGGCGCGATCAATAATGTCTGCCGCTATGCCCACGATCTAGCCTCCGTACCGGTTATAGGCTTCGATCTCGTACGGATTTTTGCGGTAGCCTACGCGCAACAAAAACCAAAAATACTTAAGGTGCCAGCGGATCAATCCTTCGCGTTCCATCTGTTCGTAGTGCACCCGCTCATGCTGGCGTAGCACCTCGAGTTGGCCGCGGGCATAAATGTCGCGCCGGACGTGAACGCAACGCCATGGCATCGGGATTGCCCACATATCGAACGGCCGCAGGAAGCAGTGTTCCCACAGCCAATTGGCCGGCCTAAACCATGGTTCCCAATACAGCTTGGCGGGCGGTCCCATTACGTAACCTGTGAAGCGGCGCGGCTCGCGCCCAGCACGACCGGCGGGTTATCCTGAATTTTTTGCGTCAATTGTTTGTCGGACTCGTCCAACCGGTTCAGACGATCACGCTGTTCCTGGTCAGTTTGCGACGGCCCCGTCGAAGACGACGGATAAGGCACGTACTGCGTTTGGCCGCTGGAAAAGCACATCATGTCACCCCTGACACTGCGGAGCCCTTGGCGGTCCCGCCCAGCGTGTCGGCCGGCGGATTGTCAATCAATTGCGTTTGCCCGGAGAGCAAGCCGGCGCGGATCTCCTGAAAGCGCTGGAATGAATCGGAACCGGGCGGCGCCGGCGTGTCTTTTGGCGCCTGCGGTTGTGGCATGTATTGCGGTGAACTTCCTCCCCCGAAGCACATCACTCGTTTCCTCGCTGTTTTCTATCAGGCTCGGAAATTTTGGTTGCGTTCGATCCGTACTTATCGATCGCCTGCGCATTCTTGGCGGCATCATCGCCAAGCGCTGCATGCAATCGCGCCAATCGCGCCACCTCGGCCTGGCTGGCGCCGCCCGGATCGGGCGGAGTGTAGTATTGAACTTGATTGCCGCCGCCGCCCATGCACATGGCGGTCTCCTATGCGACGTTTGATTGACCGAGTTTGACGGCTTGCGAAGTCGTGCCGTAGTCGGATGCACCAAGGCCGCCGGTGAGAACGGTTGACCCCAGGCCGGCCGCGGCGATCGCCTTTTGCCGTTCCTGTTGCACTCGCGTCAAAGCTTCTTGTTTGTCAGTTGACGGTGGCTGGGGCGGAGGGGGCGGAGGCGGGCTTCCCATGCACATGGTCTTTGTCTCCGAAGGTGGCGTTGCCGTGCTTCCCGAATCCGGCAAATTCGGAACGTAGCCAGCTATACTGCAGGAATCGCTCTTTGTCTTTACCCCACTGCGGGAGCTCGCAATCCTGCCGGAAACCAAGCCATTCCAGCCAGCGGTGTGCTTGATGGTGCGTGGCGATTGAACGCGCCTCGATGCGGATGGCGCCGAGCGCATCGAGTCGATCGATCAATGATGGTTTGGCTTTTGCCCAGCGGGCTATCTCGGCCATGCACAGGTTCTTTTTGGGCGACCCCCAGGCCCAGGCCGACAACAGGTGCGGCATCAAAAGATGCTGCGGGGTAAATCCAAACGCGAATTCCGGATTGTCGTTAAGCCAGGCGCACCAGGCAATTCCGCCGTAGGCATCGAGCGCTTCCCAGGTCAGATAGCCGCATTCGGTCATGTTACGCGGACCTGAGGCTAAGATTTCCTGCTTATCCTCTGCGGTCGCGTTGGCGGCGACGTAACAAAGGTCACGTCGGGTTGCCAGGCGGATCTCCACCTTCACTGCCATTGCCTTTTTTGCCTTTTTGTTCGTCGCCGTAGGACGGTTCGCGCACCATGATAATGGCCGGTTGCTGGCGCTTTGCTTTGCAGGCGATATAGAACAAGGCCCGCCCTGGCCCCGTCGCTTTGACGACGGTCTCGGGCGGGCCGTGATCGTGATAGCCGTTTTCGCGCAACAGCTTTAGAAAATGCCGGGACGCCGATAGCGCGGCGGATTTCATTTCGTCTTCCGGCGAAAAATCCCCCGCCGCGATGAACAGCATTTCGACCGAGAACACCTGCAGCTTGGGGTCGTAGATCACGCTACCAATTTGCAGGGTCCCCGCGCTGCGCGGTTGCAAAGGTTTCATCCGTTCGCGTCACGTAGATGCGGCGGCCACATTGGTAGCGCCGCCGGCCGGCGGCGGCGACTTTCCCAGGTCAACGTCCTCGATCTTGACGCTTTGCATGTTGACCATAAACGGAGGCTGACCAAACCGATGCACGATTATCTGGTCAGGGTTGTTGTCGTGAATGGCGGAACTGCCGCCCATGCGATCGACAAGCGCCAGGATGAGCGGGCGTATCCGCTCCTCCTCGGCGGACTTTTTCGCCGCCTTGCGGACGCGCTTCTTGGCCCTTTTCTTGGCGGCTTTTTTCGTCTTTTTACCCTTCGGCATTTTCGATTCTCCCTGTTGACAGGTCGACCACAATGGCCGGCCCCCGCGGTCTCTCAATCACGACGATGTCGGAGTCGTAGATTGTGTACCGAAGATCGAGACGCATGAGTAGGCGATAGAAGGCGGAACGAGCGCAACGATTTTGCTCGGCCAGCTTCATGTAGGGGACGCGATCGAGCGCCAGGTCAAGCGACACTGAATGCACCTTTGCGTTCACGCATTTCGAGCGAGGCCTTGAGCACATCGTCCTCGCGCTGGGCCAGGTCGCGGGCTCGGGCATCCAGGCACACCGCGGCGAATTCAATCTCTGCGCACAGCCGGTCGAGGGTGGCGGCGCGGCGGATGAGATCGGCGGCCATGCTGTCAAGCATTTGCGCGTCGATAAGGCTGGCGTTCACCTTTGCCGGCGCAAGGCTTGGCGCGTCATGTTTATTGCCGAACATTTCCATCATCCTATTGTCGGCGGGCCGGCCTGCGGATGCTCCGGTCCGTACAATCGCAGCACCTCCGCTTTGGTCTTGTCCGCGACGTATTGCTTGAATCGGAACAGGATCAGGTCGGCAATCTGGTAGTCGTCCATGCCGCCCTTGCGGCATTCCTTCATCCATTCGACGATTTTCTCCGCCGCCATCGAATAGGCGGCGTTTGCCAGGGCCTCGCGCACAGGTCGCGGCAGCATGTCGAAATAGTCAAAATGATTGGCCTCAAGGACGATCTTTTCGCCCTTGATGTTTCCGTGCTTCGAATCAGTCGTGCTCATGGCAGCGAATAATCCTCGATTTTTGCCGGAGGTCAAGAGTGGCCTTGACAGGTCCACAGACTTAAAAGGTCCCCGCAATGCGCAGGTCCCATGGCAGAAAACGCAGCAGAATATCAAGCGGGACCGGCGTTATGAGAAGCGGCCCCCGCGGGGCAAGCGCCACGGCAGCGACCGGGAGGCGAACCGCGCCATAGGCCGGAACGGGCGGCTTTTTGCCCATCCTGTGCCGGGTGCGGCCGCGCTGGTTATCCCAGCATCGCGCCGGCCCATGCCAATATAGATGGTCCCGCGGGTACTTAGCGCGGGCTTCCCGCATCGTCATGCAGGATGGCGAGGCATCCACCCGCACGATCGCAATGGCAAGCGCGATGGCCAGGCTACTTAAGAGCAACGCCCGCATTCTCGCCCCCGTTGACCGGCAAGCGTCGAATCAGGTTTTCCAGCCTGGCAGTATCAACCGCCGCAGGTTCCGGCTTGGGCTGTGGCACGGCCGCCGGGGCAAAGGCTGCAGCCTTGGCGGCGCGCATGGCCTCATCGATGGTCATGCGGACGGTGTTCAGATTGGTGACGAGCTCCGTTGAGAAGCGCATGTAGTGGTCACGCTCGGCCATGGCCTGGGCCAGGCGACTTTCGAGTTGCGATGATTTTTCGCGGAACAGCGCCAGGTCGACCCGCAGGCGATCGTTCTCGGCCTGCAATTGGTCGCGATGGATCACGATTTGATTGAGCGCTTCCACCCCCTTGGCCGCTGTTTCCTGCAGCGTCGGCGTTTTCGGTGTCATGGCTTTCTCCTGTTGCTTAAACACGGCGATAGATCCGCACGACTGACGCATGCCGTGACTTGGTCCGCGCCATCCGGTAGCGACCGGTGAATTTGAGAACGCCCTCGCGTTCCGCCTTTTTGGTGAGGGGACCCCATATATTGGTCGAATGCGGGTACGGGCACCCGGCCTGCAGGATGATGACCCGAATGTCCTCGCAGGCGACGTCGATCCCCCAAGGGGTTAATTTCCTGAGGTACGCATAGGCGAGATCGAACCACTCGCCGGAATTGGCGGTCACTTTCTCCATGCCGGCGTCCCGCAATGCCATGCCGGCAAACAGGTCAAATTGGCTCGACATTGCTCCACCTTTCCCCAGCTTTCCCGTCGTTGCTGGCGCGAATCAGCGCAAGGCTAACCTTGACGACTGTCAAGCCGGACGTCTAGCATGCCGAATCGCTTATCAACAGCTACGGAGAGAGCCAATGAAGCGCAAATCGGTGTTTGCAAAGACCCGGCATAAATTCCTCCTCAAATACGAGGATGGCGAGGGCCGTGAGCACAAGATCGTGGCCTGGGCCAGAGTGCGGCCGGCCAAGCGGGCGGTTGACCTTGTGCTCGAGGACAAGCACGTCAGAAAGTCGATCAAGCTTGGTGGCGTTGGTTCCACCTCATCGTGTGCGGTCGCGGTGTGCGGCTCCAATCACAAGGACGCCTTCCCGCACAAGGTCACAGGTTTGATTGACATAAGCCCGACGCGGGCCTGGGTCGCATCCAAGCTTGACCGCTTCGGCCTGCCGGCCGAGTGCGTTCAGTATGACCATCATCATGGCGACATTGTCTATTTGAACGACACCCATGGCGGCCAGGAAAAGTTGCTCGCCCAAATCGAGCGCGACGGTCCGATGACCATTTCGCTTTTGCCCAAGCGGGTGCGGTCCAAGGCTGGCCGCTCCGGCAAGGGGCGGGTGAAGCGCGGCACCCGCGATGCCGACGTGCTTCTCGGTAAGCGCGGTGGCAAAAGGCGTTATGCGTTTGCGCAATTGTCGAGTGAGCAGGCCAAGATTGCCGCGGCCGCGAACGGCGTCACCTGAGAGCGAAAAGGCCGCCGGCGTTGCCTCACTTGCCGGCGGCCCTCCCCACTAGCGCAGAAGCTTGGCGCGGTGCACTCGGTACACCGCATTCCTTATCATTTGGACGCGATCGTCTTTCGACACATCGCGCTCCTCGGCGGGCGTCAATTTCCGCAATTGCAAATTCTCATCGAAGGCCAGCACGTTTCCGCAAGCGATGCAGACGGTGAAGTCGCCGGGTGAAGGGGTAGGGACACCCTCGGTTTTATCGGCAACAACACCGGCTGCACCGGTGCATTGTAATCCGCATGATGGGCATTGCGAGCCCGGTTTGACCTTGACTGATTCCGTAATGTGCATGCTCATAGCGGCAACCGCGGTTCGTCCTGTTCGGCCAATTTTCGATAGTCTTCGACGATTGCCGCCATCACCGCGATTTGGCGATCGGCCACTTCCTGGCTTAACTGATTTTCCGCGACCCAGCGCGGATAGACCTTGCGGCGCATTCGGAGCTCGCGCTCGGCGCATTTAAGTTTCGTCCGTGCATCGATCGGCGTCGTCATGTCGGCGTCGGCGGCAGCAGCGGATTGGCAACCGGGTAGAACACCATTTCGCGCACAAAGCCCCTCGGATCGACGCGATAGACGTTATCGCCGGTTGCGATGTAGAGCGCGTCCTCGCCTTCGAATTTTCCGAAAGCCATGGCGGTAACGACATTGCCGCGGGTAAAGGAGGCGAAGGTCACGCCTAAAACCGGCGCTTCCACCGAGACCGTCAAGAGGGCTTGGTGTGCGATCTCCT